CAACCAAGAGGTACATCATGCAAGTCTACACCCGTATTACCACGCTCGCCGACGACCATCCCGAACTGGCCGACATCATCAACAAGCATCTCTCCGCAAGTGACCTCATCGAGGACTTCATGTGGTCTCTCGGCGGAGATGTCCATGTTGTGGAGACTCAGGAAGAGTACGATCACCTGATCAGTACTGAAGCTTTCTTCGACATTGCCGAGGAGGTCGGCTACGAGTGGTTCCAGTTCGTCGTGATCAACAACAATGCGGGTGGACCCACGTGGTTCGTCCCCAACGCATTTCTGAAGGAGTAACCGTCATGGGATCGATCAGCAAGCCCCAAGGCACACTGGGTGACATCCTCAACATTCACAGGGAGAAGATCATGAAGAAGGAACTGGCAGTACCCGTCAAGCAACCCGACTACATCCTCCTGAGTCCCCTCTCTGCGGAGCTCTTCGGGTATCGGCAGGGGATGGAATCTCGGATGTGTACCGAGCTCCAAGCACTCGGGATTGGCGTCATGCTGGTCGATACCGGCAAGGAACTCTTGCTCTATGCCCGTGCGCGTAGCAAGGAGACTCTCGAGCAGTTGTGTACTGCCTACGACATTGGCGGTGTCATGGTGGAGGCAGCTGCGATCTACGACCAGATGATTGTCAGCGAGGCAGTTCTCTGAGATAGTACTCAGAAGATTCTCGGAAGATTCTCATCCCATGATATATTTCGCAGTATATCATGGGCCTTTCCAAGTGGGATTAAAGGAGTTGTCATGAGTATGATGATGCTGGAGGAGGAATACTGCGAGGGGATCATGGGGGATGAAGCGCTCTGCCAGGAATTCAGGGAACTGGATATCGAGTGGGTGCCTGTCATGTATCCCATCCTGGGTCAGATCAGGGATATCCTCCATGATCAACTCGTCCACGGGCCTGCCCTCGGTGACGAGAACGAGTACTACCTGTGTTACATCATCTCAGGTATGGACATTAAGTGGGCAGTCCAAGAAAAGATGCGGATGGTTATCCACAAACTACTCGGAGACTGCACGACTCTCAATGAGTGGGTCAAGCGAAGAACAGCTGAACCTGTCTTCAACGATGATCTCGTCCAAACCCGGATCAACTGGGTCAACTGGATGTGTCGTCAACTCGTGGCCCGTAACATATACCATCAAACCAAGGGGTTTTGAGATGGACATGAGGGACAATCGGAAGTACCACCTGGATGCCCACGACGGATACTCCAGGATCACCATGACAAGTGATTACTTGGAGAAGATCCGTGGAATGTCCACGTACCTGCGTAAGCAGGGATTCGTCGGCAATGTTCGTTCGATCGACGCGGATGATGTGATCCGTATCGAATTTTCTTTTGAAAAAGGAGTGATGTAACATGATGTTTGACAGAGAACAACCTGAAAGAGCCTTCCAGCCATTCACGCTGATGGTCCTCATCGAGACTGAGCGTGAGCTCCTTGAGCTGATCAACGTGGTCGGTCTGAACATCTCCATCCCTAATGCAGTGAGGGAACGTGTCGGTGCCGATGCAGCTGATACCGCTTTCGAATTCCTCAACGGTGTCAGGGCGCAACTCAACTGCGTGGAGGGCCAGCTGGGTGAGGGCAATAGGAATACGTCTACAGAGACCTGCTACCTGAAGTGATCTTCAACCTGATCAAGGAGAATGTGTAATGCTGATCTACACACAGAGGCCAGCCGTCGAACCTTTTCGTCCAATCGAGATCGTGATCAAGGTTGAGACGCGAGGGGAGCTCGTCACGTTGAGGGACATGTGCGAGATGGACTCATCCATTCCTGAAGCGGTGTCCAACTACAGAACCATCAGCAAGGACTACTCTTTTGGAGTGGTGAGGAGTTTCCTCCATGCCCTCCATGAGCAGTTGTGTGGCCCGGACGTCGATGCGTAGTATCGATCTTCGGTAGGCAATAGGCAGTTACCTTTAAAAGGAGCCCAAATGGGATCTCTGACGTCATTCGATGGGGACCATATACCGGAACCACCGTTCGGTCCCGCTTCACAGAGAATCTATGACGAACTCCTTGTCCGTTGTAGAGCTAACCTAAGGCGTCTGCGGACAGTTCAGTTTGATCCTGAGACCGGGATCAGGCGGTACTTCTTCAACGGCAAGATCGAAGGCACAGAAAAGGTGAGAGGTGTAAATTGGAAACAACCCTGATTCCTGATTCAGTCTTTAGAGCCCTTGACAGGTTCAAGTCGCGTAACAACTACGCCAAGACCAGCGAACAGGAGCGTGTCTACAAGGATCTGACAGGTAACTACCTGCGAAGGGCTGGATCATACAGCTTTGTGATCGACCACAAACATAAGGACAAGGTCACGAAGATCACAATGTCCACCGTGGACGGCTACCACAAGTACGTCAAATGGGTCATGGCAGTACGACCCATCCTCCCTCCACTCATGCGTAGGCATCTCCCAAGAATCTACGAGACGATCGAGTACAAGGGCCATCGAATCACTGTCATGGAAAGGCTTATCCATTCGTACAAACTTGAAGTCAGTGAGGACAGCCCTTCTTTCAAAGGAGTCAGGAGAGTAGTCGAGTCCACCACCGGGCTGTTCAATCTCAACAATGACCTCGGTGGAGCGAACGTCATGTATCGGGAGAAGACAGGGGTTGCTGTCATCACTGATCCTTGGTCGCATCGCATTAGCTAGCTGAACAACTAACCAACCTGCCAACTAACCAAGAGGTAACCATGAAGTTGAGGACTTTGAGCTATGCTGCCTGGAAGTACGACAAGGAGCAGGTGGAACTCAAACTGAAGAGGGTCCGAGAGGGTCTCTCTAAGCTGAAGCAGGACGGTGTCGACTATGACTTCATAGCAGTCTGCGGCACTTCGGGATCATGGTTGGCTGCGCACCTGGTGATGGACGGTTACAACGTGGTGATGGTCCGGAAACAGGGGGAGGAGAATCATTCGCATGGAACAGTGGAAGGTGTCAACCCTGCGGCTGTGTACAGGGGCGTCTTCCTGGATGATCTGATAGTATCAGGGGATACCCTGGAGCATGTCGTCACGGAGATCCGGAAGGAATGCCGCAATACCAAGATCGTCCATGTCCTGCTCTACGATGGCAAATGCGATGCTGAGTGGTACTACCGTGAAAAGCATGGAGTACCTGTGTTGTCCTACTACTAAACAACTGTGGTTGTCCCATTAAGTAATCCAAGAAGGAAATGAAATGATCAAGGTACTCGGTACACAAGGTGTCACATTCTGCATGATACTCATCGAATGGGCGCCCAAGAACTGGTCTGACAGGTCAGCTTGGGGACCGGAAGCAGTTGACGGGTTCTACCTGACAATGAACGGTGAAGTGTACCGTCTCGTCAGGAACACCGTCATCTATGTGACAGAAGAACCCTTCATGCACTGAAAGAGAACAAATAGTGTCAAACGTCAAGACAGAGAAGATCGACGGGTTCACTCCCTTCAAGATCACCATCGAAGTCCACTCTCCAGGGCTCTTTTGGGGTCTGTACAAGATGGGACGCTACAGTGGAGTAGTGTCAGATGCAGTCGATAAAATGACCTACCTCCATGCAAAAGAGATCCACGCTCTCGAGGACACCATCGTGAACATCTGGAAGGAACTTGACATGATGGAAAAGCCTAGCAGAGAACTAGCAGAGAACTAGCAGAGAACTAGCCGGTACCTTAAGAGAGACTCTTAGAAGAACTCTTATAAGAATATTTTAGGGATACCCATAATAGGTATCCCTTTAATATTCCTAATAAGAATAAATCATTAAAGAACATTATTCTTTTATGATCTACTTTAAAGAGTATAATACTGTAAAGAATAAATCATTAAAGAACATTATTCTTTTATGATCTACTTTAAAGAGTATAATACTCTTAGGATATACTTTAAGTATATACTGTAAAGAGTATCCTTAAAGTACCCTTAAAGTATCTCTCTAATGTACCCCGATCTCATTGTAAGCCTCTTTAGGGAGCTTCATCAGTGCAACCTTAGGGAGCAATCCTTCTGCTATCGCTCTCTCCATCAGCTGTTCTTCTGTCATATCAGAGAGCTCATTCTTCACGATCTTCTCGACTCGTTGAAGTTTAGGTTTCTCGTACTCGGCAAGCTCCTTAGCCCATCGAGCAGCACTCTCGTAGTCGTTCTCCTGAAGAGCCATATGAATGGTCATACGAATGACATCGAGAGCGGATAGTTCAGGTACGCTGTCAAGGACACGTTTGTATGCCCTAGCATTCTTCTTGAAATTTCTTGCTATCGCCTTGTCAAGCATCTGGGTTTCTAGCTGACGCTGACGACCCAAGGCACGACCTTCGCCAGTAATCTTGCGAAGATTGGATAACGACCTCTCACGAGGGGTCATCTCAGAGGGATCCTTATCGATATTGAACTGTCGAGAATCGTCCTCAGGGGCACGCGGAAGATCGTCCGTCGGGCCTTTTGCATGTGAACCTTTAGCCATAGTGGCACTCCTAGTTAGTTACTTGTCAGACCGGCCACGCGAGTCGGCTATGTCCTGATAGGTTCCGACTAGATCATACCCGTAGTATCTTTTTCCATAGGAATCAACAATGTCTAACGTCAACGAAGCCACCAACGCCATCATCAAGGATGTCTGCCTGTTCTGGGCCAAGCTGGACAAGCCTGTCGAGCCGTTCGGTACTCTGCAGTGGGAGATCCAGATCCGTTTCCCCAAGAAGCGTATCAAGGAGATGGAGCAGTACGGTAAGGTCAAGGAGACTGACGCAGCAGGTGTGTACTCGATCAACCTGAAGAAGAAGGCTGTCAAGAAGGACGGTGAGCCGGCCATGAAGGTCAAGCTTGTCGATCGTACCGGTCAGGAAGTGGACTCGAAGATCCTCGGTAACGGTTCTACCGGCAATGTCAAGGTCATGCTGCGTGACTACGAGATCCGGGGTCCGAAGGGTAACGTGACTAAGGAAGGTACTCAAGTCATGCTCGTGGCTGTCCAAGTCACGGATCTGATCGAGTATGTTCCGAAGGCTAACGGCGCCGACTTCGACTTCGATGACGAAGAGCCGGTTGCTGACGAGCGTATCCCGGCCAGTGCCAAGGAAGCTGCCGTCAAGGGTAAACCCGGTCGTAAGCCTGCAGCTAAGGTCAGCTTCGACGAAGATGACGACATCCCGTTCTGATCTAGGTAGTTCATCTAAGTAGTACCCACCAATGCCCCCTACACCCTAACACGGTGTGGGGGTTAAACATCCGTAGGAACTAGCATGATCCTTAAGATAGTAGTAACCGCAGCAATCACACTAATAATCAGTTTGTTCCTGGTTCAGGCGACAGACGAGGATGATCCGACATGGCTGGCACTGGCAGTAGTACTGCTCTTCTTCAGCAGTGCCATCACGGCCGTCGGCTCCATCATAGCTCTAATCTGGAGTTTCTGACAGTGGACAGTGTAACTAACATCGAGAGCTTGGACGGATCTACTGTGGGCGCGGATTCTGCCCTGCCATTCCCACCGTATGCCGTAATGTCAGCGAAGTCAAAAAGGGCACTGAAAAAGTCCAGCCAAAAGAACTTCCTGCAGTCACTTGGGGAACGCCTGTGTTGGATGAAGGGGGAGGTCGAGTATAACGCACCCGAACCAGGAACACTAGTGTTAGCTGTCCTGGCACTAGTAGCAATAGAATCCATCAAGGGGTTGTAATGAGTAGACGAAGCGTTTACGACGGTGACTACATGCAGACAGGGTACTGCGCGTACTGCGGCAACTATTGTGCGGCAGTTAAAGTGGATCTAGGTATAGGTCTGAACGAGTTTTGGGGAAGTGTCGGCAATGACATCGATATCCACTGGCTCAGTCCATGCTGCGAAGAAGACCTGCTAAATAGCCCGCCTGAAGACGAAGAAGACGAATAATACGGTCCCTAAATAACTGATGAGCACAGTACTGCCTCAAAGAAAGCCTCGTGCCTGAGACCTAAAGCGAAAGACTGCCAGTAGTAGGATATCAGGGTGCTCTAAACAAAAGATAATAAGATGAGTTCACTTACTGTAGTCAACCTGCTACTCGTAGCGGGATTCGCGGTCACCGCACATTCTACATTCAGGGACCACAATCCTTGGTCGTGTGCTTCGGCCATCATTTCCCTGGTAATCCTCTTTCTGATCAATCCATGAACAATATCAGCGAATTAGACACTTTTGCAGGCAGCTTCAGCAATCTGGATGATCTGCTCAAGCTAGCCGGCGGGGTAGGTCTCAGCTCGGGCCACCTGAAGATGACCGTGCTGGACCTCCTGAAACAATGTGCCCTCAACAACGTCCAATTGAGCGGTACCTACCTCGGAGAATCTGATTAATGCTCAACCCATCTACAGCAGCACTGGCCCGGGCCGCACTGGCAGATCAAATCGATCTTCTTAACTACAACATCAAGTATACCCGTCAAACACTGGCGTGGAATGCGGATGCGTACGGGTTCGACTCGCCAGAATTCAAAGGTGTTCTTCTTCGCAGGGAGCGATATGAGGATAAGCGGCGGCGCATCCAAGCAGCAATCAAAGATCTGAAGGCGTGTGTCTGGCACGGTAACCCTCGCCATCTTCCTGTCGGAGATGTGGTCTAGACAAGGCCATTCATGGTTAACCCAACATGTAAGGGAATAGAATGAGACTCTACGAAGTACCTAACAGAACATTCATCCGTCTCCCTGGAGGGACACCGATCGATCTTCTCTTTTTCCACATCGACGGTATGTACTCCTACTGCGAAGACTCTAAGGGAAACATCTGGCACATATGTGCAACTACCGAAGTGGAGATCTTGGACGTGGACACAATCTATGAATCTTGATCGTAAGCTCGCCACAGTTCGTCGTGTAAATGAAATCCGCCCAATCATCGACGCAGACAATATTGAGCTGGCTGTAGTAGATGGTTGGCAGGTGGTAGTCAAGAAAGGTGAATTCCATGTCGGTAACACAGCAGTCTACTTCGAGATCGACTCTTGGATCCCAATCGAGCTGGCACCCTTTCTCCGCAAGCCGGGACATCCTGAACGGATCTTCGAAGGAGTTGACGGAGAACGTCTCAGGACAATCAGGCTCAGAGGCCAAATCAGCCAAGGTCTTCTACTTCCCACGGCTCCATATGGAGCGCCTAATGATGGGGAAGATCTGACGGAGCGTCTCAACATCAAGAAGTGGGAAAAGCCTATCCCGACGCAACTGGCAGGGACAGTAAAGGGTACCTTCCCGACATTCCTGCGTAGGACTGATCAGGAGAGAATCCAGAACAAGTACAAAGACCTGCGGGCCAATACCGATCTGTTCGAAATCACAGAGAAACTGGACGGATCCAGCATGACTGTGTACCACCGGCCAGACGTAGATGGCCAGCCCCAAAGCGGTGTCTGCAGCCGGAACCTTGAACTGAAGCCTGATCCTGCAAACGCATTCTGGTCGGTAGTGCTCCGCGATGACATCATCTACAAGCTGATGGTGCTAGTCACGCCGCTAGGGCTGGGTAGATCACTGGCGCTACAAGGTGAATTGGTCGGTCCCGGTGTGCAGGGTAACTCGTACAAGCTCGAACGACTTGAGTTCTACGTGTTTGACATCTTTGACATAGACACCCAAGAGTACCTTGACGCAGGTGAGCGAGGCAGAATCGTGCATGAAATGGGCCTCAACCATGTTCCGCCCTATGGTTGGGGTGCAATCAACAAGGTCAATGCCTTGACACAGAGCGTGAAGGAGATGACCCTGCAGATGCTGCTAGATCAGGCAGACGGACCGTCAATGATCAACTCTAGCGCCCGAAGGGAAGGACTCGTCTATAAGTCAACACAGGAACCTAGTAACAGTTTCAAAGTGATCAGCAACGAATGGCTACTCAAGGAAAAAGAATGAAAGCAGTTCTCTCAGTAATTATCGCGGCATTCCTCATCGGTTGTTCAAGCAAGGCCGATGTAGCATCCTACAACCTGTCCAAGGCAGCAGATCAGTTCGAGATCAACCGCCGGATAGTGTTCTACAACGGTATCACCGGCGGTTACATGCTTACGATCGAGGGTCTGTGTTCTCTCGGGAACAACGACACCGCCGGTAAAGTGTCCGTTACTTGCAAAACAGGTGTGGGCCTGTACAAGAAGCATTTCCTGGGTCTATCTGACAATGTGACGTTCTTTGTGGAACAAATAGAGCCGAATGAAACGAGCATCTATCACTACAGGGTAATCTTCAACCCGGCGACGATCATCCCTGACGTTACCGTGCAATCTGGAGGCTGAGATGATCCATACCGATACGCTGACACCGTCACCGGTCAAGAAGGAACCGATTGAATTCACCCACAGTGAAGTGAAAATAGCACTGTCTCATGTGGAGATTGCGGTAGGTACCAGCTTTGTGGAATCTGCTCATGTCGGCAGCAGCTACATCTCAGGTAAAGGGATGGATCTGGATCTTGTAGTACAGGTCAAGGATCTTGACCACGCCGCCGAAATGTTAGAATCGTCGGGGTACAAACCATCTTCTGGTGATAATGATTACGCTTCTGAATTCTGCTGCTTCCGAAGTGGTAAAGTCAATGTAATGATAACTGAATACAACGATTTGTTGGAGAAATTCAAGGCCGCAGCAGAAGTGTGTAAGGCACTACAACTGCTCGATATCGGCAATAAACTAATCCGTATAGCAGTACATCGTGTGTTGATGGATCATGAGAGCGCTGAAGCGGCTGTCCAAACTGCAAGAGAAAGTACGGGGTTATCTCTGCCATGATCAAAAAGAAACGTTCTATCAGTCCGGAAATGATGGTCAAAGGTGCTGCTGCCCTCGCTGAGTGGCGCAAGAAGAAGGCCGCTGCTAAGGATAAGGGTGGGAAAGCTCTGGCTAAATGGGAAGAGGAAGAGCGCATTAAGAAAGCTCAGCGCAAAATGACTCCGATCATGGCCATCAAGGCATTCTGCAATGAATGCGTCGGCGGTATCAGGTCGGATATCACCAACTGTGTGGCTCCTAAATGCTCACTCCACCTGTATCGTCCATACCAAGACGGAGATACTGAATGAAAGCTAGCTCAGAAATCACTTTCAGAAACAAACCATGATCAAGAAGATTTACCTTGCAGGAGGTATGGAAAACCTGTCGCCAGACGACATGAACGGGTGGCGTAACATCGCGACCTCAATCTTGTCAGGGGCTGGCGTCCAAACACTAAATCCCTGCCGTCGGGTGCATAACTTCGAGCAGAAGACGATGCGTCGTATCTTCGAGCTAGATATGATGGACATCCGCGACTGCGACATGGTACTCGTCAATCTAAATAATGACAAGGTGCCTAAGCACGGGACAGCTATGGAGGTGTTCTACGCCAGCTACATCCTGCGAAAACCTGTAGTGGCCTTTAAGGAGAACGTCAAGTACCATCCGTTCTTCGAAAGTCTCATCACAGAGTGGCGTAGCACTGTCGAGAAGGCTTGCGACACAATCGTCGGTCAGTATCTGTAATGAGTCCCCAATACTATTGGGAATGTTTCCTGGCAATACTGTCCTTTAGTTCGTACTATGGAGTAATCATAGAAGCAGATGCTGAGTAAAGCGTTCGTATGTATGTTATTCTTCGGGTGTTTCACTCTCCTATACACCCTATTTAGTCCAACCAAAGTGAGGATCTAAGATGCCCTATATCAAGCAGTCAGACCGCGAAACTCTCCAGGCAATCAAGCCGACAACGGCGGGTGAATTGAATTATATGATCACCTGCCTGTGTCTGGGATTTCTGGAAGTAAACGGTAACGAACCCGGATACAGCGGCTACAACGAGGTTATAGGTGCTCTTGAGTGCTGCAAGCTCGAGTTCTATCGTCGAGCTGTCGTACCCTACGAGAAGAAGAAGATCAAGGAGAACGGGGATGTCTACAATGTTTGAGTTCTATACTAAAGGAGGAAGTAAGGTGGCAGTACCGCCGGGGACCGCCTTCGCATGGGCATTCCGACAATACCCTGACGGTTACATCTTGGATAATTTGGACAATAATGCCATATTCCTAGATGAATACAACGCGGGTTTCGTAAATCTTGACGCGGCGCCAGAAGCAACATGCCATGCTCGGATGAATGAAGAGATCGGTCGGCAACAAGATAAGGACAACTCGATTATGCCCGAGATGAAGAAGAACAAGAAGGATGCGGTCGGAGCAACCAAGGCTGACACCGCTGCAATCCCCTCAGTAGCTGTCTTCGCACTGGGTGCAGCTATGGCCGACGGCGCCAAGAAGTACGACCCGTACAACTACCGCGAATCGCGGGTTACGGCATCTGTGTTCCACAACGCAATGAACCGCCATCACTGGGACTGGTGGGAAGGAGAGGACTATGCAGAGGATTCGCTCGTACATCACCTCGGTCACCTCATGGCATGCTGTGCTATTCTACTTGACAGTATTAGCGCCGGTAATTTCGTGGATGATCGCCCCAACACTCGTATCCTGGGTGCTTCTCGCCGAGTAAACGTATGGAAGAAGGTGTCCGAATGAGTACCGCGGAAGAGCGTAACCTTATCGCCCATCTCGATCTGGAACGAAACAGGCAAGAAGATGCCGCACGCGAGTACCTGCTGGATGTCTACCTAGATTACAGGTGCGAATACGAGAACCCTAGGTACGTCCACCACCTTCTGCGTGGATTCCGTATGGCTCACAACTACGGTGCCTATCCGGACAGCCACATCGAAAAAAGTTACCTTGAAAAGGCTGCGAAAAGGTTTGCAAAGAAAGGTTACCCCACAATGTATGCCGGGTGGATTGCAGAGAAATGAGCGGCTGGCTAGTGGCACTAACCGGTGCTATCTATCTGTACGTGGCTATAGAGCAACTGACTAAAGGGAACACCCCTATGTTCATCTGCTACCTAGGTTACGCATTTGCCAACATCGGCCTATACAAGATGGCTACATGATAATCCTTACCGGGGCAGCGATCCTGCTCCTGATTACTACCATGGTTCTCAACAAACCACCTGGCGGAGGTGCCTGATGATTCCCGGTCACAAGTACGTTAAGCGGACACTGACACCACAACAGTTCCAAGAGATCTACTGCGCAATGCACGAAGCTACGCGTCTGGTAGGTGAATCTATGGAACGTAACGGTATCAGCATCCACATCAGTTCTGTGCAAGACATGATCCGCTACGACGAGATTAAGAAGGCACTTAACCTGCTGGAATCGATGCGATGATCGAAAAGTGGTGTGTACGCTGCGGACGACAAGGGCACCACTCGAATCATTGCCCTTGGCCTCTCGACATTCCACTGCCACCCGTTCCTAAACCACCACCACCACCAGTGCCGCCACCGCCGGATATGAATGACTGGATGGATATGTACGGAGGATATTGATGACTGAGAAACGGCCAAATATCTGGCGAGAAGCGCTTATTATAGAGCTCTCCGAGTCCATCGCTCAATACACCAAGGCACGAAGGGTGGATCGGGTAAGCCTCTACATGATGGATAAGAAGGCATTCCAGCTGAGCAAGTTGGTAGCCGATCACGTAGCTGAAAAACTGAAGAGCATTCCCAAATGAAACCAATGCTACTATGTAAGGATAACCCGGATGTGGAATCACTTCCATATCCACTCTACGCCACGCCTAAATTGGACGGCATACGCTGTCTGACCACATGGCCTGGTGGCGCGGTGAGTCGTACCCTAAAGCCGATCCCGAACAAGCACATCAGGAATGAACTAGGGTCGATGGGCCTGGAAGGGCTGGACGGTGAAATCATCGTCGGATCACCGACTGCAAAGGACGTCTACCGAAAGACGAACAGCGTAGTCATGTCCCAGGACAAAGTAGAGCCCTTCCTATTCTTCTGCTTCGACTTCTGGAACAACCTGAAAGATACCTACGATGTCCGGATGACAGAACTTGAGTACCATCTTCATCGTCTGCATCCCAACATCATCTTCCTGAAGCCACATCGTATCTCCGATCAGCGAGAATTGAACGCGTACGAACAACAGTGTCTACTCGAAGGATACGAGGGAGTCGTTCTCCGTTCAATGTCTGGCCAGTACAAGTACGGCCGAACCACTCTTAAAGAGCAGAATGCATGGAAGCTGAAGCGGTACATGGACAGTGAAGCTGTCGTGGTCGGTATCGCAGAAGAGATGGAGAACACGAATGAGGCAACTGTCAATGAACTCGGTCGTACAAAGCGATCCATCCACCAAGCAGGTATGGTCGGTAAGGGCACTATGGGTGCTCTCGAAGTTCGTGATCTGGTAACAGGAGTCGAGTTCAATATCGGTACCGGGTTCGACGCCAAAGATCGAGCCAATCTGGACTGGATCGGTAAAACGGTCAAGTACAAGTACTTCCCGGTCGGTATCAAGGATAAGCCCCGCCACCCTGTATATCTGGGACTACGTGATATGGAGATTGACGGTTGAGTAAATTCTTCAAATACGTCTACTATATGGTAGCGTCATTCGCCATCCTCGTAGTAACATTCCTGGCAGCAGAAACATGAAATATTTTTGGAGTAAACACTCGTGCTGACACCTAAAGTTCGTCGTACAAATCTGATCAAGGATCAGACCGGTTTCAAAGTGGGCGGATATGCCCGCAGCACCGCTTTCGGGACTCGTGTATATAAGGTCCTTGCAGTCAATAAGACAGAGAAGGATGTCAAGACTCTCACCCCCGGGCTTATCGGGTATTCTATCCGTTATGAGACACATCATGTCGAGGAATTGACACTGGTCAAGATCGGTGAGACCAATAAGGGCAAATTCAAGTTCACAAATGGCCGGCCTTTCACCACGGATAACAGCAAGTTGTACGCCAAGTATTATCCTGCCAAGGGTATCTGACCATCCCAATCAACGTATAAGGAAACTGATGGAGCTCTACCAACCATTTGTCAGGTTATCTGACGAGGAGACATGGGTCGAGTTGAAGCACTTCGGAGTGGATCTTGAGTTCGAGTCACCGTCCCAATGCCAACAGTGGATCGATAACATGTATCCAGGACGGGTACGCTGTGACGTATTCCACGGGCTACAACCTATTCAAGTGGTGAGAACACGATGACTACCTGCCGCAAATGTGTGCACCTGTATAATCCCAACGGTAAAAGGATCCTGCGGGATAGCGCATATAGGTGTACTGTACAGATCCAAACCCAGCCTCAACCCTACTGTGTCACAATAGCATACGGATATGTCGAGGTTCCACTTCGGGGCTATGTATCTCCTGATCGAGTGCATGACTGCCCTTTCTTTCTATCAAGGAATGTATGATCGGTTATAAGCTCTTCCGCAAGCGTGTGGACGGTACCTATGGGCCACTGTTCATAAACAGAAAACTGAAGCTGACTGAAGGTGAATGGTATACCGCCGAAAGCCATCCTACAAAGGGATACGCGTACCGACCTGGCTGGCATATCTGCGGTAAGAAGTCTGCGCCACACCTATCAGAAAAGAATCGCGTATGGTGTCGCGTGCAGTTCTTCGATGCATATAGCCTACAACGTCCTGAGGGGCAGGGCGGAATGTGGTGGCTGGCTAACCGAATGAGAATCCTACACGAGGTGTAACCTGATGGAAAATATAATCACATTAGCTATTCGAGAGATTGGAAAGACTTCAAACAACGGCGAAACGGTAGAGCCTAGATTTGAGATCCGTGATTGTTGGACTAACCAAGGTGGATTCTATCTGATTGTAGCCGGGCACGAAGCAGACGGCAATAAGATAGATGATACCTGGGCCGGCAAGATGGCAAAGCTACCGTGAGCGATCCTGTCTATTACTACGAGGTATAACCTGATGGATAATGTAATCACGTTGGCTCTTCGAGAGATCGGGACACCCTCCAACAACGGTGAAACAGTAGAGCTTAGATTTGAGGTCCGTGATGGTTGGGCTAACGAGGGTGAGTTCTATATGATTGTGACCGAGTTCGAGGCGGGCGCCTATAATGTGGGTGATATCTGGGCCGGCAAGATGGTAAAGCTGCCGTGAGCGATCCTGTCTATTACTACGAGGAGCAATTCCTCAACACTAGAACGGGTACTCTCGTAGAGATAGCTCTCGGGGTTGAGTACGGATACTTCGAACGTATCAAAATGTACCGTAACCACGATGATCTACTCAGCAGTGGCGGCTTGTGGTTCTACAAAGGTGAACTCATAGACTACGACGGTATTTACGAACTCCCCAAAGACGTAATATGGATGCTTCGCCGGAATGGAATAGTGGTACCCGAAGATCTTTAAAGACAACCAAAGGGAACGATGGAACACGTAAAGACCGTAAAGCATTTTGTAAGCGGCAGTGACAAATTCTTCGATATCTTCTCATGCGTCGTTGATGAAGTCGAAGTAGATCGTGATGTCAAAGGGCGGCGATCGATCACTGTCAAGGTAGGTGACAAGGAGTACAAAGGACTCTGGAACAAGCAGGTGCAGGATCACCTGACAGAGTACGAAGGGAAACCCTCCTTCATTGTGCTCTGGAAGAGTCCGAAGGGTAACCACATGCTCTCCTACTCATGGGTGCTCTGGAAGAACTACATCGACGGTGTTGATTCATCAGATGTCGATAAGGTAGTCTGCCAAGACGAAGTAGGTGAGGCGTTTATCTACATGTGGATTGACCGTCTGAACGACAGGAAGTATATCGGTTACCACGCCGGTACGCTCGATGACGGTTACATCTGCTCAAGCGAGATGATGAATGAGGAGTTCAACAAGCGACCTATGGATTTTCATAGGACCATCCTAGCGTGGGGTAAAGCCAAGCACATGTACGAGCTTGAGACTATGCTACTGCTGGCACTTGATGCGTCCACACGAGGATCATTCTACAACGTCAGCAATAACCTGAAATAACTAAATATTCCACCTCAACCTAGGGATTAAAATGCTTACGAAGAAGGCTTGGATCAATATCATCACCCCTCGTGGTGCTTTTGAGTTCAATATGACCAAGGAAGAACTAGATGAGAAAATGAATCTCATCAAGCATCTCATAAACACTGACGGCGGGTATATCCAACTGGTATCTTCGAAGTATCAGGCGACTGTTTTTTCGGGGGACATTATCAAGGAATCCGTCATCCAGTTCGGCGAGATCTGATGAGGGATATCACTTCGGTAACAGTGGTATTCAACATAGCTCTGCCCGAGAAGGATGCGCAGGAATATCTGGATGCGTACCTTAATGGCGCCGATAACTACTTCGACCATAACTGCGAGATCAGAGAGTTCTATATCGTGGAGACCAGCGAACATGGATAAATATACCTACATCGACTACCTCATGAAGGGGCGAGTGTGTACCCCTACTATCATGAATTCATCGCTTACCTTCTGGTACGCTAATGTGCCGGCCGAGGATGCACGTATCTATATGGATAACCTGGAGAAGGCTGTCAATGACACCACTAAACCTACTAATCCCTGAAGTAACAATAGAGGAATGCGCCGAGGTAATTCAGGCCATTACCAAGTATATCCGCTTCGGGCCATCCAATTCAGGATATGACAATAAGTTGTCCCTCGAAAAGGAGATTGGACAGCTTGAGCATATGCTATATGAATTGAAAGTTCACTACGATCTTGATCAGAATGTGATCTCTGTTGCAAAATACAAGAAGAAAAGCGCACTACTCCACTATGCGATGCACAACATCGTAAACCAGACGGAGCCTAAAGCTCAATGAAACAGAAGAATGATATCCTGATGATGGATATTGCTCGTCGAGTAGCTGAAGAGTCATACGATCCGAAGACAAGGGTCGGATGCGTCATCGAAAGTGGCGGAAACATACTGTCATACTCCTACAACGGAACACCGACGGGCAGGTCAAATCAGATGCGGGACTCCGAGTTCAATACTCTAGATACCGTCCTGCATGCTGAGTCTAATGCCATAGTCAAGGGTTGCCAATCGGCGACACTATTTAGGTCGGCTACCATGTACGTTACCCGTGCACCTTGTATTGAATGCGCCAAGCTAGCATATCAATCAGGGATTAGCCGGGTAGTATATGACACGGAGCATTCCAACGATCGCGGTAAACAATTCCTGACATACGTCGGGATTAAGACGGAGAAACTAGCTGATGGATATTCCGGTTTTGGTAGCGGCTTTAATGGGCCTGGGAATGTACTCGCATTACTTGCTGAGCAAGATCGCAGATCTCAAGGACCAGAATAAGAGCATGGGTGATATGATTCGGGCGATGGCCCATGAACTTAAAGAGTTGGGATCAAAAAATGTCTTTATCTCCGAAGAAACCGAGGAAGCGGAAACTCCCACGTAACATCACATTTAGTTCGGCCTTCCTTGCTCCGATCGAGACGCAACTGCTATCCCTATTTACCAACATCTTCTACGACTACACGAAGAGATTCAATACGGATTACTTCCGTACGAAGATGCATATAGCGGTGAGCGGTGTAGAGGAAGGTATACCTGATAATTTCCAGTTAGGTGTAACTATCAACACAGACGATCGTATCCTGATGCAGATCAGAGATCCGTCCCTCAGCTACCAAAGTGAGTACGAGTGTGAGACAGAACATTTCTACGTAGTACTCAAATTCGTGGAGACTATCTGCCACGAGATGGTGCACACCATGCAGCACCTGACAGGGCGCGACGGTAGCGATATGCCCGACATACAGCACAATCCAAAGAGCGATCAAGAGGCATACTACTTCGATAAAACAGAGATCGAAGCAAGAATCCTTGAGTCGTTCTACGCAGCCAAATTTGGGGACGGTCTATTGTCCTTTGGTAAAGAAGAGGAATGAATGGCACTCATATTTGATATCGAGACTAACGGTCTGATGCCAGAAGTAGATACTATCTGGCTCATCATGACCGAGGATACGGTGACCGGGGAACAAAAGCAATACTCCGACCACGATCCGGACCTGCCCTCTCTGAAAGAAGGTTTGAAGGCGCTATCCGAGGCGGCTATCCTGGCAGGTCACAACATCATCGGGTACGACTTCATTGTCCTGAAGAAGCTGCTCGACTGGGAACCGGACCCGAAGACAGTCGTTTACGACACATGGATCATGTCCATGACACTCCGATACAAGAGACCACACAAGCACGGTCTCGAAGGTTGGGGCAGCTTCCTGGGATATCCTAAGCTGAAGTTCGATGATTGGCTCAACTACTCTAATGAGATGCTGACCTACGGTATTCGAGATGTTTCCCTCAATGCTAAGGTGTATGCACATCTGGTCGAGGAAGCCAATCGTACCATCAAGATCAACCCGCTCTTCAAGAAGGGTCTGTGGGTAGAGATGCAGTTTGCCAAGATCGAAGCTGACATTCGCAGTCTTGGATGGCGCTTCAACGAGCCACAGGCACGTAAGCTCCTGGCAGAGATGCAGGCACGCATGGCTGAAATTGAGGCCGAAGTCAACCCACGTATCGGACTGGTATGTGTGAAGAAGGATAAGGCGGATGAGTACAAGGAAGTAGTCTTCAAAAAGAACGGCGAGTATGCTCTCTCTACTGCTCGATGGTTCGATGTTGATCCTAGCAATGGCCTCACTGATGATCGCCTTGTAGATGGTGATTACTGCCGTGTCGAGTTTGAGCCGGGACGATTGTCAAGTGACAAGATTCTCAAAGCATGGCTCTACAGTATAGGATGGGAACCTGATGATTGGAACGTAGAGAAGGTAGGCCGTAACTTTGTTCAGAAGAGCCCTAAGCTGACAGAATCTAGCCTGTCCAAGCTCGGTGAGATCGGGATGAAGATCTCCGAGTATGGTACTGTCAGCAACAGGCAAGGCGTTCTAGCCGGGTGGTTGAAGGAAGTTGAATATGACGGACGACTACACGGTAGGATGTGGACAATCGGTACACCTACCTTTCGATGCCGACACGAGGTCATTGCGAATCTACCCAAAGTTCAGACGGATAAGTCTGGGAAATTCCTCACAGGATACGAGGGTGGATACGGCTTTGACATGCGAAGTCTGCTCCTACCCCGTGAAGGTTGGGTCGTGGTCGGTGCAGACAGCGCCGGGAATCAGATGCGGGGTCTATGCCACGAGATAGCTAACGACGAGTTCACGGCAGAAGTGATCGACGGAGATGTACACACGCGTAACGCTAACGTGCTCGTACCGTACATGACTGCTGGATTGACTCCTAAGCAACAGCGTGATCTGGCTAAACCATTCCTGTACGCGTTCCTGTTCGGTGCCGGTGCTCCTAAGATCGCATCGATCCTGGCCGGCGTCAAGGACAAGAACCTAGGTCAGATGGCTATTGACCAGTTCAGCAACTCGATTCCGGGACTGAATGAGTGCAAAGAACGACTGACGAAGCAGTTCAATGTCACAAAGGAGCGATTCGGTGAAGAGAATACCTTCATCCGTGGCCTTGACGGTCGTATCGTATTCGTCGGTTCCAAGCACCAGGTGCTCAACTACCGCCTTCAGACAACCGAGGGTATCACCTGCAAGGCTGCTGTAGTGTACTTCAAAGACAAGATGGATGCCCTAGGTATACCCTACAACATCCTCCTGCACTACCACGATGAGTTCGCTGTGGAGTGCCCGCCGGAGCATGCTGAGACGGTACGGCTATTGGCTATTGAATCCTTCACAGAAGCCCCTAAGTGGTTCGGTGTGGAATGTATGAACGGAGACGCCCATGTGGGTAACAACTATGCAGAGGTACATTGATGCCTGATTTCATCGAGAAAGAACGACGACCTGTACCCGACTTCGACGAGTGTATCATAGACGCAGATTCGCTCATGTACATGATTGCCTGGGTATCGCCTAACCAGAAGCAGGCAGAGCAATCCCTGATGCAGAAGATCGAAGAGATCATTCACTCTGTCGAGGCACGCGATGTCACAGTATACATCAAGGGTAGGGATAACTTCCGGTATCAGGTAGATCCTGAGTACAAGGCCAACCGTAAGCAACGGATGGATCCGGAAGTGATGGACCGTGTGGAGCTGCTCTACTCGTTTGCCCGGAAGAACTTTATTGAGAGTCATCTAGGAGAGGCTGACGACTACGCCACGATCCACATGTATCAGGCGATGGCCGAAGGTAAGATACCTTGTGTGGCCCACATCGACAAGGATCTCAACATGATCCCTGGGTGGCACTTCAACTTCAAGAAGAAGGAGTTCTACTTCATGGAGCCGGAAGAGAGTTTCACGTTCATGTGTCGGCAGATCCTGTCCGGCGACATGTCAAGTGATAATATCCCCGGTCTGAAAGGGGTCGGTGACTCTACCGCCGCAAAAATCCTGCATAATACTCGGTTGAGTGGAATGAAGGATGTTATCATCAAAGAGTGGCGCACCAGTCATAGGCCCATCAATGATGACGACGACAAGACACGGTACAACACGCCCGACAAACGGTACCAACGTATGCTGGATAGTGCCAACTGTCTCATCATGCGTGAGGCTGATGAAGAGCTTCGACCATTGACTGAACAAGAAATACTGACCAAGATGTCTTGGAACTACCCTGAGACTGACTACCTGTTCCACAAGGACCGGGACGTCAGCGACATGGTTCTTCTCAACAGTCTTCCGATCAACTGCTATATGGAAACTAAGAGACCTGTACGATGCAAAAAGGATACTACGGCCACTGGCAAGTCCCTGGATTCCACGGTGACCCCGAAAAACACGTCGGATTCCTCTACCGAGTAACGTTCCTCCTGACCGGTGAGATGTACATAGGGAAGAAGAAGTTCCATCGAACGAACAAGACAGGCACTAGGCGGTACGGTCCCAGCGATTGGAAGACATATACTACTAGCAGCGAGCATGTCAACAAACTGCTGAATGAGTACCCGCATGAATGCTTCCACTTCGAGATCATCTTCTTCGCCCAAACGCAAGCTATTCTCTCGTACGCAGAATCCAATATTCTCCACAAGCTCGACTGCCTCATTGCAGTGGACCCGGTTTGGGGACTACCACAATATCTCAACAAGAGAATCGATGCCGTCCGATGGATCACCAAGGGGTATCCCACACTCGAAATCAACAAACTGATCCTCACTCACCTGTTCTTTCCACCGATCGAAAAATAACATGAAATTTAATAAGAGAGATCTTGATGCGATGATGTCTGACGATGACACCAAACAGGAGACTGTTGAGCGAAAGATCGTGAAGGAAAAGATGGACCAGAAGCGTGTCAAGTCATTGGCTCGTGAACGTCGTAAGGATAAGCCAAGTGCAAGTAGGTGATATGGTACATATCTTCGGGTGGCGAGGGTGTGGATCTATAGATCGTAGGATCGTGAAGCGTATCTCTATAGATGAACACACCTGCCAGACCGGGATCATGATCGAGTTAGATAGACCGCTACATAACGGGTCAACCTTTGTTGATCTAGCCTGGACTCACGAGTACGAGGAAAATCGGAATGTCGCAGTGGAATTACGAAGCATGCCCTAAATGCGCCTCCTCAGATGCACTGGCCTATAAGGACGGTGACGAGTGGGCGCACTGTTTTTCATGTGGTAAGAACTCGAAGATTGAAGGAAGCGAAAGCACACAAATGGCTACCAAGAAGGCTGTCAAAGATACCGTGATCAGCGACTATATGTCTCTGGAAGATATCGAGGGTCTGGACCATCGCGGGTTCAGGGAACGGAATATCAGGAAGAATATTGCAGAGCACTTCGGTGTCCGCGCCGCGTATGAGGATGACGGTGTCACTATCAGTGATCACTTCTACCCATACACGAAGAAAGGGCAGTTGGTCGGTTATAAACACCGGGCTCTGCCCAAAAGTTTCCACATTGTGGGTGATGCCAAGGGTAAAGGGCTGGAATTGTTTGGTCAGAACGTCGCTACCGGCGGTAAGAGACTGATCATTACCGAGGGTGAGTTGGATGCGATGGCTGTTTCCCAAGCGCAGTACGACAAGTACCAAAAGTTTTACCCAGTCGTATCCCTGGCCTCAGCTTCTCAAACAAATCAGCTCCTGGAGCAACGGGAATGGTTGCGTTCCTTTGAAGAAGTTGTTCTGATGTTCGACACAGATGAACCAGGGCAGAAAGCTACTGCGGAAGCTGCCAAGATCATCGGATTCGACAAAGTCAAGGTCGCCAAACTCGCCGGGAAGGATCCGTGCGAAGTGATGCTGTCGGGTGGATCTGAAGCCTTGATGTCTGCTGTGTGGGGCGCCAAACAGTACAGTCCCGCCGGTGTCGTCAAGGGTGAAGAGATCTGGGAGCGCTACAAGGACATGAAGAATGTCGAGGCGTTGGAGTATCCTGAATGTCTGGGTGGACTGAACCTACTCTTGAAGGGTATGCGCGACGGTGAGATCGTCCTGTTCACTTCGGGTACAGGTGCCGGCAAATCTACCGTGGTGAAAGAGATCATCATCCACCTGAAAGAGAACACTGACGAGAAGATCGGAATCGTGTCTCTCGAAGAGTCTATCGGCGATACCGCAGAAAAGCTCATCGGCATGAAGCTCAGGAAGAACCTGTCTGAGGTTGACGCAGTAGAGGGCGAAGAGAGAGCAGCATGGGAATCTCTGTTTGCGGATGAACGCATCATCATGCTGGACCACCAAGGTTCGGTCAGTGATGACAGCCTCATCGACAAGATCGAGTACCTGTGTTTGATGGGTTGCAAGAAGATCTTCCTTGACCACATCACGATTGCTGTGTCTGAGGGTGCTGATGGTAAGACCGGTAATGAGGCAATTGACTATGTCATGAGTTCTCTGTTGAAGGTCGTGAAGAAGCATAACATCTGGCTGGGTGTGATCAGTCACCTACGTAAGGGTCCTGAACGTAAACCGTTCGAGGAAGGTTACCTGCCCAGTATCGATGATATCAAAGGGAGTGGATCTATCAAGCAGATCTCATTTGACATCGTCGCCTTTGCACGTAATATGACTGCAGAGGATGATGTTGTGAAGAACACGATCAAGTTCCGCGTGTTGAAGGCACGTAAGACAGGGCAGACCGGTGATGCCGGTGCAGCATACTATGACCGGGAAACTACCCGACTTTCTAAGACTGACATGATGGACTTCGCTTAACGGCTACTCGGAGAATAAATGAAGCCAGTAGAATACTTGTCGCAAAAAGTAGGTAAGGTAGTACCCGATTCCGACAAGGTGTATAACGAAGGTGCACGTCTACTTGCGTGTTCACCTGACTGGGAAGTTCACCTTGATCGTTACATCAACGAAGCATGGGCGACTCTTCTCAAGTACTGTGTACGTAACAAACAATCGACATATAGCGCCTCCGTCAAGCTAACCTTCGCAAGTGATCTCATCGGTAAGCGTATTGCACGGGACATTGGAACTGATGAGACCAATATCAAGTCAACACTCAGTCTCGGTGACCTTATGCTGGAGACCTTCCTGCAGGCTGATCTGATCGAGATCTTCCGGGAGTACGAGGGTCGGCGTGCTCCGTACATGGTACGTATTACAGGAGATGTGGATGCTATTAAGCCTGTGCTTATTGGGACTAGTTTCAGTCCTTTGGAGCCGATCGGTGGGCTGCGATCGCCACTCACCAAAGAGCCCTTCATCAAGGGATGGCACGACGCGAAGAAGTTCCACCAGTATCTTGACGCACCCTTCATTCGCTCTCTTAATAGTCTCAGAGCACAAGGGTGGAAGCTTAACGAAAACGTTCTGCGAGTTCTGATGAGCAACCCGCCAGATACCTACATGGATCTGGTTGACGAAGATGGCGAGATACACCGATATGAGTTCTGCAAGAAGAATTACATACCATCCGAGCTCAATCACTTGGATGGTACAAAATTCCTCGGGAACAAGGACGCCAAGCTACAACGTATGATGAGCAAAATGTTTGAGTACGATCAGGTAGTTTCCAAGGCACAAATGGTGAAGGAAAATGGCGGAGTATTCTACCAAGAAGTCTCCTGCGACTATCGTGGACGGGTATACTACGCAGAACCCTTCCTTGAGTTTCAGGGAAATGATATCGCTAGATCACTCTTTCTCTTTAATGACGTTAAGCCGGTCACCCCCGATGGCGCATTTTGGCTCTCAGTCCATGCAGCTACCGCCTATAACGAGAGCTACACTATCGATCAACTTCGAGGACTCAAATGGGCAACAACAAATTACGTAGCCCATCTGAAGAAGGAGGGACTGGACACGATCAGCGTAGACAAGATGAGTATCCAGGACAGGTACAACTGGAGCGAGTCAAACTTACATCGATTTAGGTGTCCGAGCACCGGTACTCCAATCTTCCAGCCGAATGCAGAGAAGCCCTACGCATTCCTGGCAGCGTGCTACGAGATTGCAGCATGGGAAATGGACAAAGAGAATTACTGTTCCGGGCTTCCAATTCCGATTGATGGTTCTAACAATGGATGGCAGCATCTGGCAGCTATGTCAAAGGATAAACAGGCCGGTGCCCTGGTATCGTTGACCCCGAGCAAGTTGCAGAACGACTTCTACGTAGCCGTAGCGAAAGATCTGGTAAAGCTAATGCCCGACTGGTTCGAAGAACGGAACATTCCCATGAAGCACATCCGGAAAGGTATTGCTAAGCGCGGATCGATGACCCGTGCGTATAGTGCCGGTAAGACTCGTATTGCCAAGAACATGTATGACGACTGCCACGTCGAGGGGTTCACTGCCAAGTATAACATCGGCGTGAACGACACAGAGATCCTGGCAGCTAACCTGATCAAGGCAATCAACCAGGTCTGCGCCGGCCCACTGAAGACTACGAAGTACTTTCAGAAGATGGCGGAGCACGAGCTTAACGCCGGACGTAAGACATTGGAGTGGACTACACCGAGTGGATTCCCGGTTATCTACAAAGCAAACCTTCAACATGAGCGGAAACAACGTGGTACTATCAGAGGTATTGCTGGTAATAAAGATGGGCGTATTATGCATGTGGTTAGAGTCGATGTCCTCTCTAAGGAGACTGGTGAGAAGGTTCCGTGTCGGCGCTCGTTTGCATCTGGTATCAGTCCTAACGTTGTGCATAGTATGGATGCAGCACACATGGCTAATACCATTAACGCATTCGGTGGTACATTTGCCGCAGTTCATGACAGTTTCGCTACTTACCCTAGCGATGTACGTCTCCTACAGGACATCACAAAGATGACCTTCATTGCGCAGTACGATGTCGAGAACTTCTTCGACTACATACAGGGGCAGATCATGCTCCATGCTGATACGTTCGAGATGGATAAACCCACTCTCGGTAAACTAGACATTCAAGGAGTGAAGGACAGTGAGTACTTCTTCAGCTGATGGTAATGTGCTAATGTACATCTGCGACTACGGCAACATGACATACAGTAATTCCACACCACAGTGGAATGGTTGCCGGGTTCCGATGCAGATCTGGAAAAGGGCATACAAGATATACCGATCGGATCTACATGCCCGGATGATGTACGTAGATAGGGTCATGTACCATTTAAAGACCCTGGAGCCGGATCCTATAGCAACCTTCAACATCCTTCCAGAGAACAACAAGATCAACCTATGAACACATACCAAGAATTTATTGCCAAGAGCCGCTACAGTCGCTACCTTCCTATGGAACTCCGTCGGGAACACTGGTCCGAGTCAACGCAACGATGGGCCGACTTCTTCAAAGAAGAGTTGAGTAACAAGCTTTCTCCTGAGCATCCTATCTGGAATGAGCTCAGGCAAGCCATGACAGACCTGGAAGTCCTTCCTTCGATGCGCAGTGTCATGACTGCGGGTGAAGCACTGAGGCGTACCAACGTGGCTGCGTATAACTGTGCGTACCTGCCTGTGGATAGCCCACGATCTTTCGATGAAGCAATGTACATCCTTTTGTGTGGTACCGGTGTCGGCTTCTCTGTGGAGGCTGAATATGTCAAGAAGCTTCCACCGATCCCCTACGATTTCAGGACCGGTGGCAAGACTATCGTCGTCGAGGACAGTAAGGAAGGATGGTGTCATGCATACCGTACCCTGCTTGATAATCTTTGGCGTGGTATTGTTTGTGATTGGGATGTTAGTGGGGTACGCCCTGCTGGAGCTCCTCTAAAGACCTTTGGCGGAAGAGCTAGCGGTCCCGAGCCCCTAGTGAGCCTCTTCGAGTATACACGGGATAAGTTCTTCAGTGCGACTTCAGAAAAGATGTCTACCATGACCGCTCATGATATCATGTGCAAGATTGGTGAGGTAGTAGTCGTAGGTGGTGTTCGTCGTTCGGCGATGATCAGTCTCGGCGATCTGGCAGACACCGCACATGCACATTCTAAGGCAGACAACTGGTGGGAGAGTGCACCTGAAAGAGCTCTGGCCAATAACTCCGCTGTCTACAACGAGAAGCCGTCCATCGGTGACTTCATGAAGGAATGGCTGAGCATCTACAACAGCAAGAGTGGCGAACGCGGTATCTTCAACCGTCAAGCCAGTCAGAAGCAGGCAGCTAAGTTTGGCCGGCGCGAAGAGAATATTGATTATGGTACTAATCCGTGTTCCGAAATTATTCTAAAGCCATATCAGTTCTGCAACCTCTCTACCATAGTTGTTCGTGCCGATGACGACCTGAAGTCCCTTCAAAGGAAGGTTGTATACGCAACCATCATGGGTACAATGCAGGCCACACTGGTGAAATTCCCGTACCTGCGGGACATCTGGCGGCAGAATACGCAAGAAGAAGCACTACTCGGTGTGAGTATGACAGGTATCTACAGCAATGAACTGCTGGTCAGTTCACCTGACCGTGATCAGATCCTGAAAGACCTGCGCACGCTTGCCTTCATGACTAACCGTTACTGGTCTGGTGTTCTCGATATCAATCCTGCCGCTGCCATTACCTGTGTCAAGCCTGAAGGTACGGTAAGTCAACTTACATTGACCCCGAGTGGTATACACCCTGACCATGCTCCTTTCTACACTCGACGTGTACGTCAAGATAACAAGGATCCGCTGACTAAGTTTATGATCAGCAAAGGAATCCCTAACGAACCCTGCGTGATGAAGCCGAATGATACTACCGTGTTCAGCTTCCTGATGCGTGCTAAAGGGCTGACCCGCAGGGATGTGACTGCTATCCAACACCTGGAACTATGGCTGGCCTTCCAACGCAATTGGTGCGAGCACAAACCCTCTGTCACCATCTCAGTCAAAGAGCATGAGTGGATGGAAGTAGGTGCGTGGGTCTATAAGCACTTTGATGAATGTACCGGTGTGAGCTTCCTGCCTGATGACGGAGGGAGCTACAAGCAAGCACCGTACGAAGAAATGGGTGGCGGAACATACCAGATCCTGAATGAGGGCTTCCCCAAGATTGACTGGGATGACTTCCAAGAGTTTGAGGACAGGGTTGAGGGTGTCCAGACTCTTGCCTGTACAGCAGGGGCCTGCCAGATTTGACTAGACAAACACCAGCTGGAACCTACTAGAAACCCTCTGAAGGAAACATAGACATGTACTACCGTGATCGCGAATCGAGCCCTGCCGTCAATGCGAAGTGGCAGGAGATCCAAGTCGGAGTTGCCAAGGAGCGACTGATGAAGGTTGCCGAAAAGAGGAAGCTGAAGAAGCTTATCAAGAATAAGTAATACAAGTAGCAAACAATGATGACAGTTCTTTATAGAACACAGGAGCTGATAATCCTGGACATCGCCCAGGGTTGGTATTCCGTTAAGGAGACGGGACTGTCTGTAAAACAGTTGCCTAGTGCAGGCCTGGATCGTTACCAGGACAACCCACCAAACATTGTAGGAATTAAATGCAAGAATCAAAGGATGTCACGATAGCCTACCTGAAGAGTCGGGTAGAACGTGCTGAGGCGGAAGTGAATTATCTTCGCAGCCGAGAGAATCACAACCAAATGAATATGCTGGTTGAGCCAGATCAAGACGTCAAACAGCTACCTGAGTCGGTAAACATGATGCCGATTGTATCAGCGTATCTGATGAATGACTTCGATCGAGGTATCGCACAGGTACTTCACTGTAAGAATATCGATGGCAGGGGTAGGACGCATACATGGCAGACCTATCATTCGCACTTCGAGACGGTGAAACGCAACGAGAAAATGTCTCTACTCCTCGAACTGAATGACCGTATGATCCGACAGTTGTCCGAAACTTTCTTTGACGAAAAATGAACTACACCTACGAAGAGCAATACGACGAACAATCCGATGATACTCTCTTTGACGATACCTTCCGTATCCTCCTGAATGAGTCAGTGCAACGAATGATTAAAGATGAAGGAAACCCTGATGAGCAAGGGTAGCACACAAAGATCTGCTGATATGAAACAGTTCGACGAGAACTATGATAGGATCTTCGGGAAGAAGCAACCTGAAGGGAAGCAACCTGGGAAGAGGGAATTCAAAATGAATATCGGGCATGCTGTTGACGCATTGAGAGACGGTTACAAGGTGTCGCGCCGTAGTTGGAACGGTAAGAACATGTTCCTGTACTACGTCCGTGTATCTTTTCTCAAGGTCAGTTGTGTGCCACTAATCGCAAACGACGGCGGAGACAACATCGCCAGGTATGGTGATCATGTATGCCTGCGTTGTGCTGACGGTTCACTGATCCCTTGGGTATGTTCTCAGTCTGACCTGCTTGGTGACGACTGGTTCATCTTCGGAGAAGAAAATGACAAAAAATAAACTCTGCTACCTGATCGCCGATAACTACATCGCAGCCTACAAAGCTCAGGTGTATCACTTCAATGTGACCGGATCGAACTTCCCGCAGTATCATGCACTCTTCGGAAAAGTCTACGAGAAACTGTCAGCTTGGCATGACACATTCGTCGAGCTCCTGCGGCAAGATGGCGAAAAGTATTCGTTCAACCTGAAGGATCTCATCAATGAATCCGCTATACCCGATGATGCCTTTGACAAAAATGTGCCGGGTATGCTCGGTTCTGTTTGCAGTGACCTTAATGTTCTCTTGGGATCTGCCGAGAAACTATACGCTACCGCAGACCCGGCCCTCGAAACAGAGCTCGGCACCTACTGTACTGTGATCAAGAAACTTGCCTGGAAGATCGATGCAACAATCGGCAAGTAATCCTGCCGGGTATCTCATGCTGCATACCCACGGTTGGCACCAAGTTGTCACGCCGGAAGAGTGGACTACCTGCTACAGGGATACTCTGCAAGCAGAAGTACCCATCTTCACCTACACCAAGGTGGATGAAGTTAAACAAGCAATCGTAAGGATGAACCAATATGCAATCGCAACTGCCCCTAAGCAACTACAACATCTTCGCCCTGCAGGGTGATGATACTGTAGACGACATGGATGTTGTGGAAACCCTAGGCCTGGACCCGAAGGTTGCCTACACACCATCCATCAATGACGCCGCGATCCACAAGCAGTACATCGAGAACATGGACGGATACATTGCCCGTGGTATGGATGAAGAAGCTGCCCGGAATCTGGCGAAGATCCATGCTGATGCTGCCAGAGCATCCGTTGCCGCCGCAATGCGCAACCAGCAGAAAGACTTCCAAGTCTAACTGAAAAAAGAAGACCCTTACTCTATTACAGAGTAGGGGTCTTTTCATTTTACAACTTAGAACGGAACAGGTTCATCCGTATCGAACACACGATCCAACATCGGGATTGCTACAGCAGCCTTGATGTCAGGTGGTGCAAGAGGATTCTCGGTTTCACCGACAGGACCAGGATTGTATCCCTTCTTGCTAGCGGCTTTACCGCCATCAGCAGACAGTTGGTGGATACCGCCCTTCATGGTAGCACTACGCAGACGTTTGTCGGCAAGCTCAACACGACGCTTGTGATCATCAGTCCATGCCTTCATGTTTCCCATGCGAAGGAGTTCACCGGCCAGATCAACCAACGGGCCAAAGTCCTTCGGCCTTACAGCCAGATTCTCTGCATCCCTCGTATTCATCTCCGTCTCAGGAACCCAACCGTGCTTACGGGCATCGACAAGGATACTCTGGATACGAGTCTTCTTCTTCAGCCATTTCTCCTCGGGAGAGGGACCGAACATCTCGCCACTCTGAGCCATACGCTCTTGGAAGCGCTTCTTAGGATCGAGAGATCCTGCAGCTTTCTTGCGGTTGGCCCTGGCAGAGGTACGATCGGTACGAAGTGAGAATGCCTTGTAGTCATTCGGCGTAGTCAGTGATCCGACAGCATAATCTTCTGGTTTACCCAGTTCAATGATCCGTTCGGCGAACTCGTCAAAGACTGCACCTAGCGCCGGATAATCTCCGTTAGCACCAATACCTACAGGCTGATCACGCTCGATCACTCTAGCCTTCTCACCAGAGACAGCTAGCTGGGTCTCGTTCTGGAGGACCTTCCCCATCTCAGCAATCTTCGGGATAGAAGCCG